ATGTTTAGCTCTGTATCTGCAAACCATTTATCAATCTTGTCTTGATCTAATGTTGCATCTAAGTAACCATGTTGCAAAAATCTTGCAGGCTCTTTAGATTGTTTTTTTAGTGGCAGTACAAACCAACCCTTTTGTGCGTAAGCTGTAGCGTTCATTTTCCCATCCCTTCAAATGGATTTACAAAAGCAATTAAAGCATTCCCCACTGACAAAAGCAATTAGCCGCAGGGGTGTGTGTCCCCTGTAGGGCGAAACATCCGAAACATGAGAAACAAAGCAATTAGCCGAAGGCTTTACCTAGAGCTGTGAAGCTGCCGTCTGTGTCAAAGCGGATCATCTCAAAGCTAGGATTGCCACGCTTGATGGTCATGATTACTGCTCCGGCCTGCCAATTGGCATAATAATTGCGCTTTGCCAGGTAGGACATCTTTTTCATGTCACAGGTATGACCTACCTCAATACCTACTAAAACCCTCTGTAATCGGCCACCAAAGGCCTCTGAGTGGCATGTGTAGCCCATTCTGTGCGAGTGACCCGCAATACAACTTTTGCCCCAAGTTTTTGCAATATTTAACGCACTGGAGCCGCCAATCTTAGACAGGTTGCCCTCATCCCCATGACAGAGCACAAAGTCACTGCCTGGGATCTCATAGGGCTTTTTTGCGTAATAGATGCCCAGGTCATCAAAGCCCATAAATTTTTCATACTGTAACTCTGGCAACGCCATTAACCCCGGTACTTGGCTTACAGCTTGAAATAATCTATCTGCGTGATTTGATCTTGAGATTACATCTGTTTTTAAGTCATAAAGAATATCTTTACACAGATCCCGGTCAGCATTTAAAGTTTGTTGGAAAGACTCAGCTTTACCTTGACTGTATTTTGAGATGGTGTTTAGGTCTAACTCATCACCCACATTTAACACAAGATCAAATTTAAAAGCTTTGACTAACTTTTTTAAATTGGAGATGGCAGCATCAAATTGAAATGGCACCTGCAGATCTGAACAGATCAGATAGCGTGCATTAAATGACCGGTCTCGCTTAATCGTCATCCTCATCAAAATCATCAAGTGGATTTTTTATAGGATCTTTTGGATCTACTATCCAATCCGGATAACTTGATCTGTCCATTGCAAAAGCTAGAGCTATACCTTCATCCATGTTAGCTTTACGGCACGCCATATAAACCTCATTAGCTGCAATTGCCCAAAAGTCTAGCTTGGTCAGTACAGGTTCTTTTGTAGTCCTACGCCTTTTTTTTACAGGCTTTTTGCGTTTGCGTGTGGTTGCCATGACATAAGTCTAAATCACAGGATGCCCGATATTGCTCGGTGCACGCCCTCTTCTAAACTTATTTTTGGTGTGTAGTAATCACTCATGACTGTTGGGTTGCCGACCCGGTAGGCCACGCCTGCCGGCTTGTCAGACAAAATATTAAACTTAGGCATCTTGTCTATACCTAAAGTCTTCAAAGCCATTTGAGCTAGATCAAGAAAAGTAGTAGCTCTGCCGGTACAAAGATTAACTGTTTGATTGCAATTGTTTTGCACCATTGTGATTACAGCATCTACGACATCATCAATGTGTATAAAGTCCCTAGTAGTGGTTGCACGCCCCCAGATGTCAAAAGGATTTTTGTTCATTATTGCTCTTTGTATTATTGATGGGAAGGGGTAGGTCATGTCTTGGTCAGTGCCGTATCCGCTAAATGGTCTGAGCACTAAGACCTGAGTCCCAGCATCTCGCAGGTAAGTCATCAATGTCTCACCTGTTAATTTAGCCCAACCATAACTCATATCCGGTGCGCCAATTTTTTTAAAGTTTAGATCTTTTTCTTTTAGCTTATGTTTTTTTGACAGAGTTTGCAGCTCTACCGGGTAGGCAGCCGAAGAGCTAAAATAGACTACATAGGGCTGCTCTGTGACCATGCACCAATTGGCAAACTCGGCATCAATGGCAAGATCTACAGCTAAACTTAAAGGTGCATTTTCTATCTGTTGCCTGCCACCTACAATCGCCGCAAGGTGTATCACCAAATCATATTGTTTTTTTTCAAGCTTAAAAAAATCCCTACAGTCTGTACCATTCTTAAGATCTACTAAAGTCAATTGTGCATAGGGTAATGCTCTTCTAAAAGCTCTGCCAACAAAACCATGAGAGCCTGTGATCAATATTCTCATTTAAGTTTATTAACAAGATCTGCATACTCTTGTGATCTTAAGTATTTTTGTAGAGTTAGCAGATCCTCTTCATACCATTTTGGTTGATTGACCCTGGCATAACCCTCATCCATCTCAGCTTTACCGGCAGCCGGATGTAGATGCTCAATGATGACATCTGGTAAATAAATTAGGCAATCTAAGTCAATGCCTAATTGTTTTACAAAGTTGTCAAAATATAGATGCTTGCATCTGGGAAAGGTCATACCTCTAAGATGTTCAACAATATCTCTGGTCATTGCATAAGCCGTAGGCAGGTTTTGACCTTGTAGCAGATCATCACCATAGGCAATGCCTGTCTTGCCCATCAACGCTTTTTGTAAAGCTTTGTCCCAATCAGCCGATCTAGGCAGGTGATCATCACCCATGAAGATATACAAATCATAAAAAGGGTAGTTAGCAAAATCAAGTAAAAGCTCTGCAGCACTGTTAAGAGCGTGCGCACACCCGCCTGTTTTATTTTCTGCAGGTAGGCAAACATAAGAGTCATCTTTGGCGTACTCATTCCATTTAGGATCATCATTATCTATAACAGCATAAAGATCTGCACTTGCATTTGTGCCAACAAAAGATGCAGCTAATCTAGCCATGTTTTCAGGTCTGCCCCTAGTTGGCACTATAACGCAGCTCTTCATAGGAGAAGGGTATGCAGGTTATTTTTTAGTTATTAGGATTTCATATAGCGTGTCTAACTTATTTTCAATTCTACAAATACGACCCTCAAGATTATGCTGGCCATTATTGTCAGGCTTAAGCTCAGATAAGTAATGCTTTACAAGCCATCTGACAGCTGCAATAAATGAGCCAAGAATTGTTAAAAGTGCTACAGCTAAGGCCGCCATGTCATTGGTACTCATTCGCTATTACGGCCAAAGGCCTTATCTTGACCATCAAAATATCTGATTAGAGGTGCGACTAAGGCACCTGCCAAAACAGATAACTCCGGGCGTATGTCAGCTACTAATGCCAAGACTGTAGTGACAGTAGCAGCGGCTAAACTGCGACAATAAGATTTAACAATTGCTTTTTGTTTCGTACTAAGTTTCATTTCAATCCTAACTGTTTAATTTTATTTTGTACCCCGGCTTTGTCCAAAGCTATTTCAAAGTGCATCTCATCCTTGCGCTTTTTGTAATGACCGCCCCAGGCCAAACCATATTTAGTTATTAGTAATGTTATTATATTACACTGTTCTTTGTTAAATGTATTTGACTTGCCTAATGGATGTTTTAAAGCGTTTAAATCTACCGCTGTACCAGAGCTGTGATTACTTAAAACCTTGTCTGAGCCTCTTGTCATTCTAAAAGCAAAGCCCCAGTCATCTAATTGACCTTTATCTATTGGCTCTACAAGCTCATGAAATTCTTTACAAAAGGCAACAAGTATTGCAGCTACATCTTTTGCACATGCAATTTTTAAAGATGTGCCGGGAATAGTAAAAGACTTGATGCCTATAGCCTTGCGGTCTTCACTAGCCGGCCATCCATTCGGGCTAGTGATTTCCCTAATTATTGCCATCACCCGTCATTAAGACAATAAGGCTTTGACTTCATTTTCTGTCAGCCCTAATCTTTTTAATACATCAGCTTTAACTTTGGCTTGTGCGGCTGACTCAACCTCTTTAACCTTGACTTCAGCCTCGTATGCTTTAGCATCTGCTTCTCGTTGAGTAACTTCCTCATCGGTAAGTTCTACCTCAGTAGTTACTCCTGTGGAACAATCCACAATTAGTTTAGTTGGGTTTGGCATTGTTTCTCCTTAGTTGTTATGAGTTTTTGATTCCGTATAGGTAAGCAGTTGAGTATTGTACAAAGTCAGAACTGTTTTGACTGTAAATAATTAATGATGTAACCGCAGCGGAATTGCTCCATAATCCAGCAGCAAAGCCTAACTGTACATCATTTGCTGAATTGTGTTCAGAGGCTCCATCTGAACTTAAAGACTTGTAATTTGAACCTGTGTAGTTTGGAATATAAAACTCACCA